ATTTCTTTACTTCCACATGAATAATTTATCTTGCGTTCATCTAGTAATAATCCTTTTTGCCATCTCAATACATACTTTGACATTTGTTCCATCCCCTATTTTAATAATCTTCTCCATTTGTTAAATCATAATCTTCTATATCATTTCCTAAATCCAAAATTATTTTTGACCCATGAGCAAATATTTTAAATAGCAAATCTCCAAAATTATCAAATCCACTCATTATATCTTTAGATGATATTTCTCTATTCTCGTATCTATATGATGCAATAGTTCCATCTTTTCTCAACAATATAGAGTGTTCACATCTGTATTTACTTTTATTTGGTTCTTTATCAATTTCAATCCATCCCGAACCATATTTATTTTCATCAAGAATAAATGTTATGCAATCTTCATAGCCTTCATATTCATCAATATCATATTTATCCATTTTTAATATTTCCAACAATTCGCTCATTTTATATTCTTTTTCAGCACCTACAAGCATGTTATCTAAATTTCTTTTTAAGTGTTCAATAGCTTCTACCTTCATTGTCATATCAATCTTTTCTTTTACTGTAGTTGCTACGAGCACATTATATTTTTGTATATCCAATTTATCTAAATTTATATTTATATTTTCACTTAGATGTTTTTCAATTTTTTTACTAAAATCACCCCAATTTCCAAAAACCTCATTCACAACTCTTTTTATTGTTTCTGCCAATTGTTTTTTAACTACTTCCTCTACAAAGCCATTTTCCTCTAACTCTACTAGTGCATCATTCATAATTTTATTTAAATCCATTATATTATTCCCCTCTCTATTTTCATTTTTGAGAGTCACAAAACACTTCAACAATAATTTATACTAAAAGATATTTTGTAACTCTCTAAACTGTCTTAATTAGATATTTTCACTTATATTTCTTCTAACATTTCCTCGAGTTTATTTTTTAATAAATCATATTTTTCTTTAGTTTCTAAATCTAATATTCTAACTCTTCCTCGCTCTGCTATAATAGCTATATTTGAACTTTCACATATCATCTGTATATAATTTACAGAAGCATTTATCATTTCTAATCTATCATCCATTCTTATACACCTCTTTTATTGTCGCAATTTTCACACTCTTTTAGATTCAATCTATACTCATAAACTCTACCAGCTATAAAACTTCCTATTACTAATATCGCACTAGCTAAGATATTCATTCTCAAGACTCTCCTTACGTTCTAAGAACTCTGTTCTGACTTCCTCTAAGTTCTCATATTCATTACCAACTATTTTGTAATCTCTGCTATGATATATTTCTGTTTTATTTATAAGCTCTATCCATTCTCCTTCAAGTTTCTTTAAATAATGCCATTCCAAATATAACTTAATACTACCAATATCCCTTTTTACAACTCCATATTGGCTTGTGTCATGGAAATTATCATATCCTTTCAATATATCCCCCTCACATTTTCTTAATAGTTCTTCTAAGCAACCCTTGCATATAACAATTACAAATTCTCTACCATACAAATCTATAACTTTAGCATTTGTAAATTTATCACCATAACTGTCAACTAAAAACTCCCCACAAACACTACATATAGCTGTTCTACTCATTTTTATCCCTCCATTTTTAACTTTTAGGAAGTAATATTGTATAATTACTCCCTAGACTATTTAACTTAATTAAAAAGGTATATCGTCATCATCTATTGCTTGAAAACCTTGTGGGTCTAATCCTGGTGGTACATATTCTTGTTTAGCATTATTATCATTTTTACTAGAAAGTAGTTCTAAAGCATTTACATTAACCTTAGTAATAGATTTCCAGCAACCATTTTCATCTTTGTAATTATATATATTTAACTCTCCAACAGCATATATAGGCTTACCTTTAACAAGATATTGCACTAAATTCTCTACATGTTTTCCTAATTGCTCACATTGAATAAAATCAGTTATTTTATTTCCATTTTTATCTTTAAACCTTCTATCTACTGCCATTGAAAAGGTTATTTTTGGAGTACCCGAATTTGGAAGGTACTTCAATTCTGCATCTGCAACTAATCTTCCAACTAAAGTTATTGTATTCATTTAACTAGCCCCCCTTCTATTTTTCTTCCTGCTCTTCTGTATACTCAACAAAGTAAGTATAAGTTGTCTTGCTATTTTGCTTCTCTCTAGCAATCTTTACTGTATATCCAGCTTTCCCAAGTAATCTTAATAATTCCAATCTATCTTGTTCGTTTAAAGAACCACTTCTTTGTGCATATATTCTCGCCATTTTATACCTCCCCTTTCTAGGAAGTAATATATTGATATTTACTTCCTAGAAGTATAATTTTATTTAAATTTAACCTTTTGACTTTTCTTAATTATGTCATCTAGTTCGTCAGGTGAATATTGAGTAAAGGTTTCATTGAAGTTATGAAACTTATTTTTACTCACATTAGGAGTATTCACATTTTTATGATTAGACTGCTTCTTCTCCTGTTTATTCTTTTTCTTCCTCTCAAACTCATTTTGATACTCTGTAAGTTCTAAATTAGTTTTTACACCTGCTTCTATCCAATTGTTTAATATTGTCTTTACATACTTATAATTCTTAACTCCATTTGATATTGCTTCATCAATAGCTCTTATAATTACATCAGCTTCCATTCCATCATCTAAGTAACTCATTAACTCTATAAAGTTATTAGGAGTAATCACACCTATATATTTTTCAAAGTATTTTTTTATATAGGTGGTTTCATCTTGTTGAGGTTGTTCATTAATAACAATAGTAGTAATATCATTATTTACTTTAAAGTCATTACTTACTACTTCCGTGTTTTCCGGTTTCCGAGAAACCCGGTTTCCGGGAAATCAGTTTTTCGGGATTTTAGCTTCTGAGGATTTTCAAGTGGTATCTCATATACTTGATAATCATATCCTCCAAGCATCTTATTAGTATTAGAATCTCGACAAGGTGTTCTTGTTATATATCCATTTTCTATGAGCTCCCTTAAAATATTTGCTGTAGCATCCCTCCCATTTTTACTTCTTTTATATAAATCATTAACATAGATTTTCCAGTGGTCGGGCTTACTAATCAGATATGAATGTAAACCTTTTGCTTGCCAGCTTAATTTTACATCTTCCAAACAAGTTTTATTTAAAACCACATATGGATTATCTTTGTCTTTGCTTACTCTTATAATCCCCACAATATCACCTGCCCTTATTGCTTATTTTCATAAGCATTACAAATAGTGTCATACTCTTGTTTTGTTAAATCTTTTATCTCTTTTCCAAATCTTTTAAATACTTTTTCTTTCAAACTTTCTTTATCAACATTTGCATTACTTGCTATTGCATATAACCTACTTAATTGTTTATCTGTTAAAATTCTATTGTTAGAATTACTTTTAGCTTCATTTTTGCCACTAGTTGCGTCAAAAGTGTCACTTTCAGTTATATTAAGTAACTGAATATATAAATATCTAGTTTGATAGGTTTCTATACCTCCTAGTGCCTGTAATTCATTAGAACCTTTAAGTTGTAAATCTCTCATGGGAGAAGTAAATACAATCTGTTCTGATGGGTTTTCTCCATTAATTAATGTTAGAGTTGCATATTCATTTGTAAAGGTCACTATAGGGCATAGCTTAGCTTCTTCAAGTAATCCAGTTGCTTGTGGTAGAAAGTCTGCTAACTCAAAATACTTGAAGTTAGCGAACTTATTTTCTCCACTTTTCTTTAGATTCAACTTACTAAATTTAACTCTTACATCCATTAATTTAATGTAAATATTATTAGATTCCATATTTGACACCTACTCTTTTTTAGCTTTTGGAATTGTTAGTGTAGTTCCATATTCAATCCTGCAACCTTCAATTTCATGACCTTTTTTAATAAAGTCTTTTATAGCATTCTTATCTACTTTTATAACTTGCTCTACTGTTTTATATATAGCAGGTATCTTTTCTTCATCTTCTATGACTAAGCTACCTGCTGACTTTCTTATACTTATATTTCCTAAAAATGTTTCTACTTTTTTAGTACCAAGTAATTCCATACAGTCTTTTATATTGCTTTTTAATCTATCAAGAGTATTCTTTTTGACCCTTTTTAACTCTTGCAATCTTTTAATCTCTGAATCTATAGAGTTTATATCACTGTCAATGTTTAATATTACTGAAACTATCCTAGTGTTTTTATTTTGTATCTCTTGTTTTATTATTTCTTTTATTTCCTCTAGTTTTTCAGCTTCATTTCCTGTTATTTCTGTTAAACCTTCTTCTATTTCTAATAAATCTGTAGTTAATTCGTATAAAGTACTCATAATTTCCCTCCGTTTATGCTATAATATAGCTAATTAAATTTTTGATATATTTTTGATTAGAGCCATTGCAGTGGCTCTTTTCTTATATCTGAACATCTATAGGTCTATCTCTTCCAAGTTCTTCTAAAATTAATTGAAATATCTTGTAATCCTCACTTTCTTCATATTCTTTTATTTCAATTTGTGTATCTATAATTTCTAGTAATGACTCAGCAAATATTTTT